CATATTCATACCACCGTCGATCTGGATAACCTGACCACTTACGTAGCTAGACATATCAGAAGCGAGGAAGAGACATACGTTTGCGATGTCCTCTGTCTGCCCACCACGACGCAAAGGAATCTTCTTCATCCAGTCCTTGCGGATTTCCTCTGGCAACTGTGCAGTCATAGCAGTCTCGATGAAACCAGGAGCCACAGCGTTGGCACGTACACCCTTAGGACCCAACTCCTGAGCGATAGACTTAGCGAGGGCAATCATACCAGCCTTAGAAGCTGCATAGTTGCACTGACCTGCGTTACCGTGAACACCTACTACAGAAGCCATGTTGATGATAGAACCACTGCGCTGACGGAGGAAGATAGGAGAGCAAGCGTGAATGAAGTTGAAGGCAGACTTCAAGTTTACATTCAAAACAGCATCCCACTGAGCCTCGCTCATACGGAGCATCAAACCATCCTTAGTGATACCAGCATTGTTAACGAGAATATCGATAGAACCGAAATCTGCGTGAATCTGCTTGACAGTCTTCTCTGTCTCCTCGAAGTCAGCAGCGTTACCAGCGTATGCACGGCATGTTACGCCAAGAGCCTCTATCTCCTTGCGAGTAGCCTCCAAGCCAGCAGCCATATCGTCGTTGAGCACGAGGTCAGTGAATGCAATATTAGCACCCTCTGAAGCAAATTTCATAGCGACAGCCTTACCGATGCCGCGAGCTGCACCTGTGATAAGGGCAGTCTTACCTGTTAATAATCCCATTTTAATTTGCAAAAGGTTTACAACCTTTCTACAACTTCAGCCCCGATTTACCTAAGGCACCATAAACTACCTTAGCAACCAATGGTTTGCTAGACTCCACATTCATGCCATGTCCCAAACGGCCATAGATGAAAGGTACTTCCAAACCCTTGATACAATAATGGGTAATATCAGCAACCAAGTCGATGTTGTCGATGTCGAATTCGCCATCTCCCTTGCCTTCGGCATAAATCTTACGAAGAATCTCTATTTCATCCTCGTCGAAGTTCTTGCGAGCCTTCTCTACCATCCATATATTGCGGAAGAACTCTGCACGCAAGTTTCCATTGCGTACTACAGTCTCCTTAATCATACTGAGATGAGTATAGATCAATTCTATTATCTTGTCCTGAGGACGCATATTACAGTTGGCTACCTCATCCAGTTTATCAGAAAGACGTTCCAATTCCGACTCTATTACGGCATAATATACATCTTCCTTTCTGCTGAAGTAGGTATAAAGCGTACGACGCCCCTTACCGGAAGCTACAGCAATATCATTCATTGTGGTATTGGCTATACCATTCTTTGCAAATAGTTGTCGTGCGACATCTACCAGTTTTTGTCTTGTTTTGGATACTGACATATATAAGCCTTTCCTTTATTAATTGGTTGCACAATAAAATATCAATGTGCAAAAGTAGCAGTTTTATTCGATATACGCAAATATTTAGTGTTAAAAAATAGAATATAGTGGAAATCAAATGGATAAATAATAAAAAAGGAAGGGAAACATAGACAAAATAGTATCAAATCAAATAGAGGAAAGAAACTATATAAAAAATTAATGAAACAAAAAAAAGGAAAGTGAAACATTCACTTTCCTCATTTTGTTGCGGCGGCAGGAAAAAAGACTAGTTCTCACTACTGGAGCTTAATTATACTTAATAATACATACCTTATTAATATATACGAAACATCGTCATTAACGATGTTTCGTATTTGTCCTAATCTTTGTTAGCCTCCAACAACTTAATATAACTCTCCAAGGTGCTAATGCGTTTGTCCTTTTCCTGCAATAACTCTTTGAGATACTGCACCTCTGTCGAAGAGTCGCCGATGGCTACACTAGACAAGACATTATTGGAGCCCACCATAGGTGATGTCCCACCCTTTGCCCAAGAGGGTGTTGTGAAGAAGTCATCCATCGAGCACTTCAAAACATCTCGCAGACGCTCAAGAGTGTCACTGCGCAGATTCTTGGCATTCTCTAGGTGATAGATGGCAGTTGACTTGTCACCAAACATCAGTTTTTGAAACTGTTTGTTCGTTAAACCAGCATCAGCTATTAACTTTCTGAGTATCTGACCATTAAACATAATCCTATAATTTAATTAATAATATTTAACTAACTATCATTAAAGTTTTACTAATTATCATTAGTCTTTTTAAAACTTTCTTAGTAACTTTGCAGCAAAGTTAATAATAAAATTTCAATTATGAAAGAAAATAAGCAAAAAAATGAGCCACAAAATGCATTGTTGGCATGGTACCAAGAGATACCACGCCGCAAGAGAAACAAGTTTCTTCTAGCCCTTCAGCTAAAGTTTGGTATGTCGCAAGCTGGGCTTTACGACAAGCTCAAAAAAGACAACTGGCTTCCATACCAGAGAGAAATAGTAGAGAGCGTTATCAATGATGGCTCATGGGAAAAATGACAATCCAGTGCAACGGCAGACAGCTACAGGCCATCCTCAAAGACTTTGAGGATGCCAGCGTCCCAGTTGATGTGTCCTATGGCAAACTCCACAAGGGCATGACAGAGTTAAAGATGTTCTACGATGACCAGGAAGACGGCATCGTGGCAGGTATTGTTAAATATAGAATGAGATGCAATGAGAAAGAATAAGGCAAAGAGCAAGATAAAATCCATAGAGGATGCCATCCTAGAGAAGTTCCCTAACGCCGAGCTTCACGAGGTCAGACAAAACAAGCTATATGGCACAAGTGTTCTGGGCGTGGTACCAGCAAGAGACGAGTTCGACGAAGCTCACATCGTAGAGTGGACTGCAGACGGCAAGGCTACCGAGTGCAGAATGTCCGAGAGAGACTACAGAATGGTGAGATGGAACGCGGAGGAGCAAAAGCCCGAGTATGTCAACACCAAGGTTCTTCTCCACAACGATGTCTTTAACGTGAGCGTCGATGCCTCCAACTAAATGCCAAAAGTGCAAGGATGGCAGCAACTGCATCAATGGCAGATACTGCCATCCCCTACACAGATATGTCGAGTATGAGCCAAAGGCTCCATGCGACAAAACCTAAGTATTTTGTTTTGAGCTTACAAAGCAATAACTTTGCAAGCAAAATTTAATGGGAAAGAAATATGATCAAAGCAGAACAAATTTATCAAGCGACCGATGATGGTCTCGACATCATCATCGCCCTATACCCAGATGCCAAGAAATGCGTCCAGAAATATGCTGGCGAAGGTGTCAAGAAACACTTCGCCATCCGCAAGGAGAATACTCCTTCTTGCAGTCTCAAGAAGTACAAAGACTGCTGGCGAGTGACTGACTTCGGTGGCGACGGCCAGGCAGAGTCCCCTATCGACCTCTACATGAGAGAGAAGAATATTGACCGCTTCCCGGATGCCATCCTGCGACTAGCCTCTGAATACGGGGTGACAGACGAGCTGAAGAAAGAGGTCAACAAACCGACATTCTCCGAGCGAGAAGCCACCATCGATGAGAAAGAAGGCACTCGCATCTTTGAGTTCAACGAGCATTTCACCGATACAGAGCTGAGCATCCTCGGCCCTAATGTCAAGCAAGAGCATGTCGATGCCCTCCACTGGCACTCGGCTAAGTTCGTGGGCTATGTCAAAGACCGCAAGGTCAAGATTAAATACAGCAATGAGCACTACCCTATATTCATGCGTGAGTGCCTGGTTCGCCCAGCCGAGGGCGACAAGCCCGAGGTCAAGTTCTACAAGATATACGAGCCTCTCAACTACCAGAAGCAATGGCGTTTCTCCTACACACCCGATGGTGTCAAGCCAAAGCAATATGTCAATGGCTTGGCAGAGTTAAAGCAAGCCTACCATGAGTTTAATGCCCGAGAGATGGCTGAGTTCAACAAGACCAACACCGATGATTCCAAAGTTTACAAGGAGAAGAAGCTTCCCGAGGCATTCATCTGCAGTGGTGAGCGAGACAGTCTCTGCTGCCGTTCCCTGGGCTACATGCCGCTATGGTTCAACTCCGAGACCTACAAGATGAGCGACGAGGAGTATAGAGAGATTATGAAGTATGTCGAGGTGCTCTATAATATCCCAGACATAGACGAGACAGGTGTAGCCAAGGGCACAGAGCTAGCCCTGCGCTTCATCGACATTCATACGATATGGCTTCCTGAGTGGCTGCGCACCTACCACGACAACCGTGGCAAGGGGCGCAAAGACCTGCGTGACTGGATGGAGCTGCGCAACACTCGCAAAGACTTCCGCAACCTTATGACGCTCGCCATGCCTGCTCGCTTCTGGGTGAGCAAGCTCAACAAGAAGGCCAATACCTGGGACCATTACATCGACACGGCGTGTCTCTACAATTTCTTGCGTCTCAATGGCTTCTATACCCTACATGATGACAACTCCACCATCACCAAGTATGTTCGCATCACTGGCAATATCGTCAAGCTCATCACAACCAAAGACATCCGTGAGTTCTGCCGTCAGTGGGTCATCGAGAGAGCCGAAAAACGTGACATCCTCAACCTCGTGCTCAACACGCCTAAGCTGTCGAGCGCAGCACTGGAGTCACTCCAAGAGATTACGCTAGACTTCACCAGCTACACCAGCCAATCTCAGCTGTTCTTCTTCCCTCGTGTCAGTGTAGAGGTCACCAAAGATGGGCTGACAGAATACCAACGTGAGGGCAGCTCGCTCAAAAACTACGTGTGGCGTGAGAATGTCATCGACCATTATTTCAAGAAGCTCGATGACATGTTCACCATCAGCCGCTCCATCGACGAGAATGGCAGGCCAAAGTTTGACATAGAGGTCAAGAACGTGAGTTCCCACTTCTTCGCCTACCTCATCAATACCTCTCGCATCTATTGGCGCAAGGAGATGGAGTATGCTTTCGAGGACAAGGGCATCGACGAGAAAGAGGCATACCGCAAGGCGCACCTCTTTGACATCGCAGGCGAAGGGCTGACCGCCGATGAGATAGCAGAGCAAAAGCAAAATCTCATCAACAAGATTTTCACCTTCGGCTATATGCTCCATCATTACAAGTCGCCTTCACGTGCCTGGGCACCTATGGCGATGGATAACAAGATTGGTGAGAATGACGAGTGCAACGGTCGATCGGGCAAAAGCTTCTTCTTCAAGACGCTCTCTTTGCTGATGAAGACAGTCAAGCTATCTGGGCGCAACCCTAAGCTGATGGATAACCCTCATGTCTTCGACCAGGTGACCCAGCACACCCAGATGCTGCTCCTCGATGACTGCGACCGCTATCTCAACACAGGCCTCTTTTACGACAACATTACTTCAGATATGACTGTCAATCCAAAGAACAACCAGAGCTTCACCATCCCTTTCGAGGATAGTCCTAAGATTGCCTTCACGACCAACTACGTGCCGGCTGACTTCGACCCGTCCTCAGAGGCGAGACTGCTCTACATGGTGTTCTCAGACTATTATCATCAGCGCACAGAGAGCAACGATTACCAAGAGACCCGAAGCATCCGTGATGACTTCGACAAAGACCTGTTCTCCAAGGCATATACAGAGAATGAGTGGAATGCCGACCTCAACTTTTTCTTGCAGTGCTGCAGGTTCTATCTCTCGCTAGCAGGTGAGTCTGTCAAGATATTGCCACCGATGGATAACATCATCAAGCGCAAGTTCAAGGCCGACATGGGTGTTAACTTCGAGGACTGGGCTAGTTCTTACTTCTCTGAGGAGAGCGGTCGCCTCGATAACTTCATCGTGCGTGAGAAGGCTTTCACTGATTTCAAGCAGTCAACTGGCACCAACAAGATGACCATGCAAGGCTTCACTAAAAAGCTGAGAGCGTTCGTAGAGCTCTGCCCTTACGTGGCTGAGCTTAATCCTTCAGACCTCTGCAACAGTCAACATCGCATCATCAGACGCGACACAGACAACCCAAATGGCAACCCTGTAGAGATGATCTATCTCAGTAGCAAGAAGAGTGTTGTTAAAAAAGAGGATACTCAAGTAAACAAGGGTGATTATCAATCGACAATCGACTGGTCAAAAGTGGATACCAACAGTGACAAACCTTTCTGACCTCTTCATATATAAGAGAATAGATAGCCCCAAGTTATAGTGCAAAGGTACAAAAAAATATCTGAATTATGCAACTTTTTTGAGCAAAAATTTCAAGCAAATTTCGCTGATTTTTATATTTCTTTTCCCATGTATGAGGGAGCGGTGAGCATAGGCCCATCGCTCCCTTTTTCGTCTGCCTTCCCCCTTGGCCAACAGCCCCTCGATAGGCACTAAATCTTCTCAAACCACCCCTGGCTCACGTTTTCCCCTCCACCCCTTTCTTTATTTTATACAAATCTTTTGTAACTCTGTAACATAATGTTGGCAAAAGAGATAAACAACTAAAAAAGAGAGGGTTAGCCAAATCTCGGCAACGTTACAAAGTTGCGATACAAACTTGTTACGAACTTTCCAACTTTGTAACAAGCCCTTTTTGTAACTTGCCTATCCCCTTCTCTATATGGGGTGTTACAAATATACAAACTTACATTTTCAATGTAGAAAAAGTTGTTAACACAAAAACATATCTGATTATCAGCTACTTGCAATCTTGCAATTGCAAGTTACAAAAATACAAACTTTTCTAACGAAATTATATCACACCAACTTTTCAAAGATAATTCATTTTTACTAATTATCGTTTGCTATTCCAAATTTTCTTTGTATCTTTGCCGAAAAATCATCGCATATATGAATCCTATTGTTTACATCAAAGTTCCTACTCACATCAGACAATGGGCTTACCACGCATATGGCAACCCGATTGTCTTCTCTCCCATCACCAACGAGGCGGCTGTGCTTCGCAAGTTCATGGCGAAGCCACCAGCCGCCAAGCTCTCCCCTGTCGAGCAAGAGAGCAAAGACCTGATGCAGGGGGCTGAGTCTGCCTCGTTGCACCAGAGTGTCGCCCACACCTTCAACGACCAGGAGTATGAAGAGAACCGATGGCTCACTTATCCCGATGAGTACATCGCCATCGAGTTGCCCGAGTCCAAAGCGAAGCCTGTGCGTCAATACTGTTACCTGGGTCCTCGTGCCAGAAGGGCGGTCAAAGAGGTTATCGCCGACCTCTTCAAGATTGATCTCTGGGCTTCGCTCAAAGACATTGCCGACCGCTCATGCCGCCTCTCCTCGCTCATCTCGGCATGGTGCGAACAACATGGCATCGGCATCGATTATGAGGATACCGTGCGCCAATGTTTCTACAGAATGCGTGACCAACACGCCAAAAAGGGCGTTATTTTGAATTCTACAACAAGATTTAGCAAAGATTAATACAGATTTTTCCGTTTCTGCAAACAACTCCGAACAAAACCGAAATATCCGTCGATTCCAAACAAAATAGAAATATTCTAGGCTTATGTCATACATCAAAAACATCATCAAGATCGAGGCGGTCAGGGCTGACGACCTCAGTGCGGTGGTCTTCCCTGCCCGCCATCTGTGCATCATTCCCTCAAGTGTCGTTTTCCAGCAGATTGCTGCCAAAAGTCCGTCAAGTTGTGAAATCACCGACAAAATTGAGTCCAAGGTTCGCATTTTCACTTCCAAGCTCACCTTCAAGTCGAGCGAGCAGATTGATTGCGAGGCTCACCCACTCGCCTACAGGGTGACTACCGCCGATGGTTGCCGCTATCTCATCGGTCGCTCTCACCGTCCATATCCAGTGCTCACTCGCACCGAGAATATGCCTGGCTCTATGACAGACTCGTCGCTCATCACTTATACCGTCACTTGGTCTGACGTGGTGAAACCACTCCGATGCATCGAATAAAAGTTTTTTTATTCTCTTACCTTATTATATATCTTTGCGCTGTCAAATAACGCAAAGATATATGAAATACCAAATTTCAATCACTGGATATATAGGCTCGTGGACCAAGCGCATGGTTCGCGACATTCTCAATGACAACAAGGGCAAGCATGTCGATGTTGCCATCGACTCGTTGGGTGGCGAGGTCTCCGCAGGTCTCGCCATCTGTCAGATGTTCAAGGCACATGGTGATGTGACCGTTGACTTCCAGGCTGGTTTCTCCGCTTCCGCTGCCACCATCTGTGCTATGGGTGCCAGCAAGATTCGCATGAGCAAATATAGCTTGCTTCTCGTTCACAAGTGCTCCACCGAGCAGTATATGTGGGAGTCGCTCAACGAGGAGCAGATTGGCTCGCTCATCGAGGAGCTTCAAAAGCAGCAGGCTAACCAACAGAAGATTGACAACATCATCGTCAATGTTTACTGCGACCGATCGGGCAAGAAGCACGAAGACATTGAGCGTGTGATGTCTGAGGCAATGTGGCATACCGTCGATGAGTGCATAGACCTTGGTCTCGTCGATGAGTCGATGGATGGCAAGCCTGCTGACATTACAGAGCAGACCCAAGACTTCATCAAATACAACAACCTTCCGGTTCTGCCCGAGGTTGTCAACTCTTGGTATGACAAAAAGTCGAGCTTCTTAGACCGAATATTCGGAAAAGATAAATCACAAAACAAAATTATTAATATGATTAAGAAATGGACTCACATCAACAATGTTCTCAATATCGAGGGCATTGAGGCAGAGGACACCGCCAAAGACTGTACCATCTCCCAGGAGCAGATGCAGAAGCTGGAGGATAAGATGGCTGCCGACTCCGACTCCATCAAGACCAAGGATGAGGAAATCGCCAAGGTCAAGGACGAGAAGAAGGAGTTAGAGACAAAGGTCAAGAACCTCGAAAAGGAGAGAGACGACCTGAAGGATAAAGTGAAGGATCTGGAGGATGAGCCTGGTGGCAGCACTTCCACGGCTGTGGATGACACCAAGGCAGAGGATTACTGCTCAGATCAAGTGTTGGACGCATTAAATCAGTTTGCATAATATGCCAGAGAATAAGTTTATCGCACCTGCAGATATCGATGTACAGCTGCAGAAGACTGCCAAGACATACCGTCAGCAGTTGATTACGATGCCTACCAAGGGCTTGGCCCAGTCGCTCAAATACATGACGCTGCGCCCGGGCATCAGAGTTTCAGAGACCGTGGGCGAGTTGCTTGGCAACGCTGAGCTCGGTCCATACGATGAGAACCGCGTTTCCGATGGCGGCGTAAAGATTACGCCTCGCACCTTGCAGGTGTACCTCGGCAACGTTGACATCAAGTTCTCACCTAACTCGGTTTACTCCACCATTTGGGGTGCCAACAGCATGAGCGGCGAGGCTCTCAAAAACGTGCCTATCACCCTTCAGGTGTTGCAGTTGCTCTCTCTCAAGGTGGGCAAAAACCTCAACTTGCACCTCTTTGATGCCGTTCGCAAAGACGATGGCACGGGGTCGAAAGACCTCTTCGATGGTTTCGATACCATCGCCAAGACTGAGTTGACGGCACAGAAGTTGTCTAGCGACCTCGGCAACCTCATCAAGGTGTCGGATATTCTGGGCGCAGGCAAGAGCATCACCGATGACAATGCCGTTGACTTCGCACAGGCCATCTGTGAGTCTGCCGACGAAGAGTTGATTGGCGAGGAGAAACTTTATCTCTATGTTCCTCAGATGTTCATCAATCTCTACAACCGCAACTTCCTCAAGAAGTTTGGCAGCGTGCCATACAACACAGGCTACAACCACAACACCATCGAGGGCTTCGCCAACGTAGAGATGGTGCCGCTCGTCAACAAGAAGAACGCTCCATTCTTCCAGCTCACCACTCGCAACAATATGCTCGTGGGTGTCAACGAGGCCAACAACAGCGACGAGGAGAAGATCAGCGTGGAGAAATACCACCCATGGAAGCTCGACTTCATCGCCACCAAGTTCTTCGGTTGCCAATTCGAGAGCATCAACAAAGAGCGCATCCTGTTCATCACAGACGATGGCACCAAGCCACTCATCCAGAAAAGCACCGCTACAGAGGCTGCAAGTGCATCAGGTACCACACAGGTTAACTCTGGTGCAGAGTCAGTGGATGACGAGTAAGTTCTCACCTTATTATATATAGGAGATTAAATTATGGTTTGCACAACAAAAGATTTATATAAATCAGTCAAGAAATGTCCTGGGGCTCGCATTGCCCCGGGCATTAAACCTCGTGTTTTCTTCATCCTCAAGAGTCAGATTCTAACTTGGCCAACATTGCCAGCTGCTGATGACAAGACCACAGATCCAGCCAAGCTGGCTCAATATACGGGCAACTTCACCCTGGCAAGCGATGCCAAGTGGCATTGTCTCGACCTCGTTGACCAGAAGAGCAACATGACATCCGAGACTCAAGGCGAGGCTCCTTCGGCCACGTTCCTCAACAAGGGCGAGTTCGTGGTGGGTGGTACCGACGAGGATATCACAGGCTTCGCAGCCATGGCTGTCAACGACGAGCTCGTCATGCTGGTTCAAGACCGCAAGGGTCGTGCCCGTGTCATCGGCTGCGAGGCGTTTGCGCCTAAGATTACCGTCAGCCAGGCTTCGGGCAGCAGCGTGACCGATGCTTGCACCACTACGGTCAACACCGAGGCGACCGACTTCTGCCCAACGCCATTCTATCCAGGCAAGATCGAGACTGAGGATGGCAACATCAGCGGCGCAGATGGCTCTGTCGCGACCGAGGCGGCTTAACGGTTGGCTTTGCCCAAATTACATAACTACATACGCTAAAAATTGATTCGCTTAGGTGGCTCTCGCTTCGTGCCTGAGCCACCTTTGTTCTTTTTAAATCATTCTGATATATGGATCATCAATTCACCAAACAGATACAGGCGTGGCTCAATGCCAAGCATGAGAGCGACGAGGATATCATCAAGGGCGCAGACATGCTCTTCCACCTTAACCGCAATCGCTTCTACCATGCTCGTGCCACCCGACAGCCACAGGCTTACCGTTCCAACATCGAGTATGAGCTGGGTAAGTTCCTGAAGATTCGTCTCGACAACATGACCATCGACGAGGTTAAGCAGATGGATGCCCTGGTGATACCAGAGGCTCAGGCCATCATCGACGAGGGAGCACTAGTTGCTACGACCGAGGAAAAGACCGATGAAATCGGCAAAAATGGCGATGATGCCGACTCCGACGATGTTGAGCTGCCATCCAATGAGAGCGACGGCGTGGCTGTCGTTCGCAAGGGCAAGCGCAAAGACCATGAGTTCCTTCCTGCCGAGGTGGCTGTCCTCTGGGATGCCAACGCCAAGCGATACAAGGAGATCAAGTCCACCTTCGAGACGCTCAAGTCCATGGAGGATAAGCAGCCATGCGACCGATACGAGTATCTCAAGATACTCTCCGACCTCGATAAGCGCTATCGTGCCGATATGCTCGCCTACGACTCATACGTGGTCACACGTGCCGACCGTGACCGAGTGGCAAAGGCTCGACTAGCCGAGAATGCCGACCAGGGTTAAGGTAGCCGACCTGCTCAAGCCCATCGGCGAGGTCCAGACGCAAGCCTACTTCGGGCGGCACCTCCACACCCTCGGTCTCATCAAGTGGATTCTCTCCCAGATAGGCCCTGCCGATGTGTGGGTGTCTTCCTACTCCACCTCAGAGGAGTTCCTGCGAGGCTTCCGCCTGATGAGACAGGCCGACAGCATCCACTCGGCTAAGATGCTGCTCGATGTCAAGGCGAGCAAGAAGACCGTGCAGCTCTGGCATATGATGCAGGCTTGCTTCGACGAGGTCTATCTGGGCGAGAACCACTCCAAGGTGATTCTCTTCCGCTCCGCCGACCGAGTCGTGTCGGTCGTGACATCACAAAACCAGACCTATGGCAGTCGTGACGAGTCGACCATCGTCACCACCGAGCCGCGGGTCTTCGATGATTTGCTCCATGGTTACCTGGAGCACTGTGTCAACAATAGTTTGAAAATCAATGGAAATTACACCGGATTTGCTGAAAAAAGTGCAAGACTTGGCAGAGACTTTGACTCCGATATCGGAGATGTCCGTCCTTTTGGATATTAAAGAGGATGAGCTGCACGATGAGATGGTCAACCCTGCCTCTGAGCTGCGCAGGGTCTATTACCTCGGCATGGCCAAGGTCAAGCAACAGCTACGCAAGAATGAGATAGACCTGGCGGCAGCTGGCTCGCCTCAGGCAGTGCAGCGCACCCATGAATATCTGGACAAAATGTTAGAGGAGATTAGAGTATGAGAGAACCAGCCAACATCGATGCCATCATCGACCTGATGGACCGCACACCCCAGGAGATGGATGCGCAGAATGTGCCCACCCCTGTGCGCGACCGCATTTTGCGCATCCGTGCCCTCTATGCGTGGTGGCTAGTCAACCCTCGCAAGACCGACCAAGAACTGGTCTTCAAGTGCATGCAAGACTACAAGGTGCAGCGCATGATGGCTTACAACGACCTGCACCTCATCAAGCTCTTGCTGGGCAACCTGCAGCGGGTGTCCAAGGACTTCGCCCGGTTCCGCTTCGACCAGATGATACAGCGCACCTACGACAAGGCTGAGTCTATGGGCGATGCCCGTGCCATGGCTGCGGCGGCTGCCGCATACGGCAAATACCACCTCCTCGACAAGGAGGATCCTGTCGATAACGGTTACGACCAGATTCAGCCTCAGGTCTTCATCCCGACCACCGACCCTCGCCATCTCGGTCTGAAGCGCATTCCTAACGTGATGCAGACCATCAAGAAGCTTGTCAAGAAATACACAGACAACTCCATGGATCTCGTCAAGATTGAGGCTGAGGACTACGACGAGCAGCTCTTGGACTATACACCAACCGAAGAAGTCAAGGAGGACAAAGCATGATCGAACAATATCTCAACCCTGCGCAGATGGAGGTCAACTTCATCAATGCCCGCGACAACGTGGTCGTGGGCGGCCGAGGCATCGGCAAGAGTGTGCTCCACTCCATGTTCAACCTGCGCAACATGCAGCGCATGCCTGGCAGCAATGGCGGCTTTGTCTCAGCCAACGCCAAGCGATGCCTTACCAACACCATACCGTCGATGCTTCAGCACTGGGAGCGATGGGGCTTCCATCGTGGCAAGCATTATCTCATCGGCATTAAGCCACCCAAGAAGTTGAGGTGGCCCGACCCCGTGATACCGCCCAGCAACTGGGAGAATACCATCAGCTTCTACAATGGCTCCATCGGCACCATCATCTCACAAGACCGCAAGGGTACCTCCAACTCCCTCTCCCTCGACTACCTCGACATCGACGAGGCCAAGTTCATCGACTTCGAGCAGCTCAAAGACGAGACCTTCCCTGCCAACCGAGGCAACGTCAACCTCTTCGGTCAGCACTACTACCACCACGGCATGCTCATCACCTCCGATATGCCGGTCACCAAGAAGGGTTCCTGGTTCCTCAACTACAAGAAAGACTGCGACCCTCACCTCGTCGATGCCATCTCCTCGCTCGTGGTTGAGGAGTATGACATACGCAACCGCATCAAGACTTCGGGGCATATAAGCCTCTATGCCAAGCGCCGACTCAGAGAGATTGGTCTGCTCCTGGCACAGCTGCGCTCCAAGACGCTCTTCTATAAAGAGTATTCCTCCGTCTACAATGTCGAGGTGCTGGGCATGGAGTTCATCAAGCAGATGAAACGAGACCTCCCTGCCCTCACCTTCCAGACCTCCATCATGTGCAAGCGACCTTCCATCTCGCTCGATGGCTTCTACTCCAACCTCAGGGATGTCAACCTATACACGGCTCCCAACCTCGACTACCTCGATGGCCTGGGCTATGACATCGACAAATTGCAGCATGTAGATTCTCGCATGGATGCCGACGTAGACCCCGACCGTCCGCTGTGCATAGCCTTCGATGCCAACGCCCTCATCAACTGGGTGGCCGTCGGACAGGACAACCTGCGTGGCGAAGCTCGCTGCCTGAAGAGCATCTTCGTGAAGTATGAGGAGAAGCTGCCCGCCCTGCTCGACAAGTTCATGCAGTACTATGAGTACCATCGATGCAAAGAGGTCAACTTCTACTACGACTCCACCTTCGTGGGCAACAACTACGCCCTGATGAACGATGACTTCCATACCTTCATCACCGACTACCTCACCGACCATGGCTGGTATGTCAACGAGGTCTATCTGGGCAACCCGATGGGGCACCTGGAGAAAATGCTGCTCCTTAACCGCATGTTCGTGGGCAAGGCAGACCATCGCATCATGATCAACAGCGAGAACAACGAAGACCTGCTCATCTCCATCCGTCTCGCCGGTGTCTACAACGGCAAGAAGGATAAGCGAGGCGAGAAGCTGGCCGAGACCGAGGAGGATAAGCTGGAGGCTCGCACCGATGGCTCCGATGCCTTCGACACGCTCATGATTGGCATCGAGAGATACCCACAGGCAGATGGCTACATAGCCACTGGCTCGATGCTATAAACAAAAGTTCTTTAGAGTACGATTCTTATATAAGTTAGGTGGCTAGCATCCTTGCTTGACCGCCGATAGGGGGAGTGCGCTGCGAAGCGTGCTCCCTTTTTTCGTGCCCTTTGCGCCATGGGGCTGGCTGAGAAACACGATTTGCATTCTTACAAACTTCTTAATACTTGTTTACATATTCCGTCTGCTCCAAGGGGGCGGAAAGCGTGCTCGGGCGTAGGGCGGTGGGGGGTGCTATCGCCGACAAAGGGGAATTATTTTCCCTTTGAATCCCTAAAACCACGATAAAATCGGGGTTTTCCAATCCGTGGGTGTGGAAAACCTGTCGTAAAACGACACATTTGGCAGCTTCAACCTCGGGGTCGAAGCCTGCGAAATGCTGCGATTTCATCGTTCCAAGGTATGTTTTTCTTCCTAAAGTCTGAAAAACATGGTGTTTTTTAATTCGCAAATTTTGCATCTCTCATTTCATCGCTATGGTTAAAATTTGCGAAAATTCCAAGCGGTAGGGACCGTGATGATGCTCAAACGCCGCAGATGCTTAACGCCAAGGCGTGCGAGCTGATGCGCCTTTTCTTCATGGACCATGTCATCATCGCCGAGGACGGCTTCTATAGCTACCACGACAAAGGCAAGCTATAATATATATAAATAGGTATAGGGAAGGCTTTTACAGTCTTCCCTATTTTTCTGAAAATTTTTTCGCCTAGCGGCGAAAGCTGTCTGGCAAGAGCCTAAAAGAGGTCGAACATCGTATTTTATGTTAAATAGTAGTAAAATAGATATTATTTCTCTTAAAACATTTGGCTATTAGTAGTAAAATTACTATCTTTGCACCGTTGAATAATTAAACAGTGTTCTATGAAAGTAGTTAAAGTTTGTAAGATCCTTCGGGACTTGAAAAAGGACGGCTGGTTATTAGACCGCCAAAGGGGGAGTCACAGACAATTCGTCCATCCTACCAAAAAAGGTACTGTTACCGTCAATGGTGGCGAAAATGATGATGTCTGGGGATTCCTCTTAAAAAGCATCGAGGCGCAGTCTGGGCTTGTGTTTTAAACACAGCCCGCTCCCTCGGAGCAAACTACTTCGCATAGCACGTTTGATTTTCAACACTGAGCGACTGAGGCTTCGCACCGAGGTCGCTCCCTCTGTGAAACATATTAAACTATATAATATGAATAAAGTTATTATAGACACAGCTCGCACAATGCAAAGCTATAGTGCAGCCTGTAAACTCCTGCCAGGGTGGGTAGTCGCATACAGTGGTGATTTCGATGGTTTTCGCAAATACGTGAAAGAGAGCATTGATTTCGAAATAGAATGTGCAAAAGAAAAAGGTAACAAATACCCCGCAGTTTTCGATGGGGAATATGAACTGGTCTTTAAGTTTGACGTACAATCGCTTTTGGAGTATTACCGTGGCATATTCTCCTTTGCCTCCCTCCAACTCATCACAGGCATCAACCAAAAGCAGTTGGCTCACTATGCATCTGGCATATCAAAGCCACGCCCTGCACAGGCAGAGAAAATAGCCAATGGGCTACACCGTCTTGCACATGAATTACAAATGGTCACTGTTTAATATTTCAACAACTAAGACTTCTGACCAAAGTCACAATTACAAGCAACCGTGTTCTAACACTGGTTGTACTTCATAGATTTAATGAACTCTCGAATCCCTTGGTGTGTGATACATCGAGGGATTTTTTGTATTTTTATTATCCCTCTATCCATCCTATCTTTGCATCGTCTTAACGAAACAAAGATATGATTACAGTTACCAACAAGCCATCTTCGCCATTGTTCACAAGTGCGCTCGACACCTTCTCCTTTAAGATAGGTGGCGAGCGCGCTACCGTCGCCATCTCATGCGGCGGCGAAGAGCTGCTCAGCGAGACCTACTACCCGGTCTCGGGCAACATCACCATCTACGACCTCGGCACGCTCATCGCCGACGCCGTGCGCCCTACCGTGGTCGCCAAGTGCCAGATCAAGATTACCGAGCACAACGGCGAGACCGACACAGCCAGCTGGCAGTGCGAGTTCACCGCCTACTATGCCACCGTCGACATCGACATGTCGTGCCAGGCGTTCATCGACCAATACTTCCTCACCCTCCTCGATGGTGCCAAGCTTACCCAGCTAGGCCATCGTGAATATCTCCATGCCGCAGGTGTCGACAGTACCTCCGCCTCCGTCACCGCCCGATATTACAAAGATGGCAAGGTCGTGGTGGGCAACATCGCCTCCGATGCCACCCCTACCCATACGGTGGGCAATATCACCTCCTTCGATGTCTCGCCCGACAGATACTACGATGCCGACCGGGGCGACCTCTTCGCCTACACCGTCACCGTGGGCAAGCGAGTGCAAGAGTTCCAGATAGACCATACCGAGGCGGTCGCCGACCCGGTGCTCCTCTTCACCAACAGCTTCGGCTGCCAAGAGATTTTCTATTGCCTCGGCAAGAAGAAGATAGCCCCGACCTTCGAGCGCAAGAGCGCAGTCATCAGCGGCAAAAAGATTAACTACGCCGTCAAAGAGACCCGCACCTTCGAGGGCGACACAGGCGTTATCCCGCCGTCCATGGCACACTTCGCCGAAGACCTGCTGCGCTCCGACGAGGTCTATCTCTTCAGGGACTACGCCCAAGACAAAGAGATTACCTTCACCGACTCCAAGAGCGAGCGCACCAACGAGCTTGATGACCTGGCTGAGTTCACCTTCTCCTACCAATACGCCCAGCGAGTCCAGAATGTCGTGTTCAAAAGCATCGACAACACGGGCGGTCGCATCTTCGACGACTCCTTCGACGATACGTTCAACTAAAACTCTCTTCACTTATGGCAGACAATACACCCAAGGCGATACACATCAACGAGCTTCGCCGTGCCCTCGACATCTCGCGCATCGACCGCACACCCGTGGACATCGACTGTTGGAAGGGCTCCGACGGCTCCATCCTCCAATACCGTGGATGGCTCGTCAAGTCCTCATCCTGGCAGCAGGGCACCCACAACCTCTACAACCCCGTCAACCACCAGGTACGCAAGGTGCGCGACATCTTCATCTTCAGATACAACGACCATCCAATATACTTATAACGATTATGGCAGACAACAAAAACATAGACATCACATTCGCCACCATGGGCGAGGTGCTCGACTACCAGACCAGCAACCCCACAGGCGGTTTCGTCGAGTCATCGGGCATCTTCGACGATGACGGCACCACGCCCACCGTCACCGTAGAGGTGGGCAAGCAAAAATACACTTACATTCCGTTCGGTGCCGACAACCAGCTGCCCTACGAGCTCATAAAGAACATCGGCGAGAGCAGCGTGATGGCGCAAAACAAGCTCTTCAACGTGCTCACCTGCTACGGCATGGGCTTCCAGTACAACGACATCGAGACCAAGCTGCCGAGCAAAGACAGAGAGGTCAACCTCTTCAGGATGCACAACTCGCTGAGCCGCTTCTTCCTGGAGCAAATCACCGACATGAAGTATTTCTTCTTCTGCGTCTCGGCTGTCATCCTCAACAAGAAGGGCGACCGCATCGTGGCCATCCGACACAAGGAGGCTTGCTACTGCCGTTTCACCCAGAGCAAGAATGGTCGCTCCGAATACGTGCTCTATGCCAACTGGCGCAATGCCGTCAATCCTGACAACATCGAGGTACTGCCGCTCCTCGACGAGTTAGACCCGCTGGGCGACCTGCAAAAGCGCATGGAGCTGAGTGGGCAAAGCGGACAAACGTTGTCCAAGCAGTCAGCCGAGCCGAAGTGCAAAGACCGAGTCTTCGCCATCGTGACACGCTTCCCTACCCCAGGTTGTCAATATTATCCTGTACCCTATTACAGCGCCATCTTCAGAGACAAGTGGTATGACATCTCCCGGCTCATAGCCATCGGCAAGATGTCCAAGCTCAAAAACCACGCCGCCATCCCCTACCTTGTAGAGATTCACAACGACTACTGGCGTGGCATCTTCAAGGAGGAGCACATCACCGACCCACAAAAACAAAAGGAGCGCAAGCTCAAGGAGAAGGAGAAAATAAAATCCTTCATCTCGGGCATCGAAAACAGCGGCAAGCTCTGGGTCACGGGCTACTTCACCACGCCCGACGGCAAAGAGGTCAACATGGTCAAGATTACTCGCATCGACACCTCCAAGGATGGCGGCGACTACAGCGATGACATCGCCGAGAGCAACAACATGCAGTGCTATGCCGACAACATCCACCCCAACCTCGTGGGTGCCACCCCAGGCAAGAGCCAGACCAACAATTCAGGCTCAGACAAGCGAGAGCTCTTCACCCTCAAGCAGTCGATAGAGAAGGCATTCCACGACCTCATGGAGACCGTCCACTGGGTCATCATCTACTTCAACCACTGGGAGGAGAAGGTCTACCCTGACGTACCGCTCATCATGCTCACCACCCTCGACGAGAACAAGGATGCAAAAAAAGTTTCCAACAACCCTAACTCACAAGACGATGATACAGATTGACATAAAACAGTTCGAGCAGCTGCTGCCCTTCGTGGCAGCGGCCTCCGAGGATGTCTTCACCAAGATGCTGCCGTCCTTCGAGTGCCATTACGACGATCTCGTGGCGACCGTCGTGGGCGCAGACGCAGAGCAAGCCGTCTGCACCGAAGACTCGCCCCTTCAGAGATACACCAGAGACTACGTGATACTGGCCACCTTCCTCGATGGGCTGCACTCCCACGACATCATCATGACCGACAACGGCTTCGGTGTCGTTTCCAACGACAACATCGCCCCTGCTTCACAAGCTCGTGTCGATGCCTTGGAGCGAGAGCTAGCCTACAAACGAGACTACACGCTTCACAATGTCATCAACCGCCTGCGTCAGGTCGAGGGCTGGGCAGACAGCCTACAAGCCTTCAACACCATTCGCTCCTTCGTGTGGTCGCCTTATATCCTGAACAAGTTCTGCGGCATTCCTGGCAAGCTCACCTTCGATGACCTCGTGTCGCACAAGGGCGAGATTGACACCGCCGAGACCTTCCTGCGCAAGCAATTCTCCGATGCCCAGATAGACCAGCTGCTCGAAGAGGAGCGCAAGGCTAAGTTTCCGCTGTCCTCCCATCGTGTCGCCATCATGCGCATCTACGATTTCATCGGTTGCCATATCACCAAAAACGGTGATTCCATCGACCTCAGGGCGAGAGACAGACTCTTCGAGAGCCTGTTGCGCCTCATAGACGAAAACATCGATGACTTCGCCAAATACAGAGACTCAACCGCCTACACGGCAAACCACATGCAAGCTTATGAAAACAATGCTGACGACACGACCTTCTTCTTTGTTGGCTGACGGCACGCTCAACCTCCACGTGCCTCACTCCTGGAGTGAGCTCACCCAAGACCAGCTGCGCTATGTGCTCTACCTCCTCACACAGGGGTGGGGCGAGTGGCAGATGCGCACCTATCTCTTCGTCCGCTTCGCTGGCATCGAGGTGCTCAACGAGAAAAAGGATGGTTGGTTATGCGAGACAGAGCTTGCCGATGGCAAGCGGCTGCGCTTCTTCCTTCAGCTGTGGCAGGTGCATAGCTTCTGTGGGGCATTCGACTATATCTTCGATGGCATGGGCGCAGACAACCGCCTAGACCATATCGGGCTTTTCAAGGCAGTAGATGTCGAGCTACACGATGTCCCCTTCGCCAACTACCTCACGGCAGACAACTACTTCCAGAACTTTCTGGAGTCTGATAAGACCGACTACACCCCTCTCAAGTCGATGGCTTGCTGCCTCTACCTCGATGGCAATGGCAAGGAGCCTGACCACATCGACTGCACTGATGTCGAGCTGATGGGCGTGTTCCTGTGGTTCATGTTCGTCAAGCAAAACTTTTCCACAAGTTTTCCACACCTCTTCAAACCTGCCTCCGATGGCGGAGAGTCTTACGACAAACGAGCGGCGATGGATGCCCAGATTCGCGCCCTCACGGGCGGCGACATCACCAAAGAGCAGCAGATAAGAGAGGCTGATGTCTGGCGAGCACTCACCGAGCTGGATGCCAAGGCACGAGAGGCAGAGGAGTTAAACGAAAAATTAAATCAAAAATCATGATCAAGACAGAGATAAATACGCCAGAGGTGCAGGTGGGCTTCGATGCCTTCTCCTACTTCCGAGACCTCACCAAGCAAAACAAGCTTACCACCGAGCTAGGGTTCACGCCAACTACTTGCAGCACCCCTGCCTCGTTCGAGGGCATGCTGCAAAACATGGCGAAGAGCAAAAACTTCGTGGTCATCGACGACACCAACGAGGGCAATGTGGCCATCAACGGCGATGGCAGCTATCGCAAGGTCATCACCTATACCGTGTGGATTCTCATGCGCTACAAGCAGTTCGACATGAACGACCGCCAAGAGAAACTCAACACCTGCCGCAAGATATTCAGACAGTTCCTCAGCAAGATAGTCATCGACAAATACAACTGGCAAAACGATTACCACACCTACACCCTCAGCGACCAGATAGACAGCCGAGAGATAGGTGCCTATTTCATCAACGGTCTCA